AGTTATATAACTACTACCGGTGAAAGAAGCTAACATTTCGTCTAAAAACTTGTTTACATCATTAGAATTATATGTTTTAAATACAAACCTAGGTGATTTATTATTCACAGGGTATCTTATAAAATATATAGTTATGCTTATATCAGAAAGCGTAATAACATCAATATTAACATACATCGCAAATTCTGATGAATCCTCGAATGATCCTTCTTTATTATAAATAATCTTAGGAGTAGTTAAATAATATGTTGTACCATTACCATTATTTATAAATATAGATCTTACATTTTGATTGTTAATTAAGGTTAAACTATCACAATCAAACTCCCCTCTATGAAACCCCCCTCCACGCTTATGTGTGCGCACGCGCTTGTAATAACGACCACGTTTTCCCCCTTTTTGGGTTTTTGCATACTTTTTCTTATAACCACTTTTAGTTTTTTTACTCCTTAATCTTCTACGAGAAAGAAATAGAAGAAGTATGTTTTCGACTACGCCGACCTACTTTCCTTGAAAGTTTCATTTTATCGCGTTTTTATTACTCTATATAATATGGTAATAAAAATAAAAAAATTAAATGAAAATTAAAATATTAATATTTTAGTCATCATCAGATTATCTCCTTGGATCATCCCATGTAGTCATGCCCGTTGCTATGTTATGGTAGTAAGATTTACCTGTGACATCATCCAAATACTCTTCACAACTTTTGGGGAGGGTCTTGGTATTTTTGATTAAATATTCTGTAACATTATCAGGGGGTAGATTCAGCAGCAGCATCGTCTTCAGCAGCCCTGGCTTCAGCAGCCCTGGCTTCAGCAACCCTGGCTTCAGCAGCAATTATTTCACTAAAAAAATCTTGTACAGAACCAGCCGGTTTCACTTTAGGTGTGACTTTGTCATGAATATATTGTCGAATATAACCTAGATTTTCATCGTCAAGTTTAAGTTGATATTTCGCATCATCACTAGCATCACTACTATTAGTTATAGTATTACCCGCGGTAAAGGATCCTATCATTATATTTATAACACCATTAAATGAGTTAGATTCAAATTTAAATGTAAGTGGTCTATCTCCATCAATTCTATTAAAATTAATAGTAAAACCTACTCGGTTACTACCAAATACACTTATACTAAAATTATCCACTCTGTCACTTGAGTTTTTGGAATACCTAAGATTAGTTATAACTCCGGTTTCTTCGTTAAAACTGGTAGGACCAGGCTTTGTTAAAAAAGTTATAAGCTTCCCCCCTCTATGAAACCTTCTTCCATGCTTATGTGTGCGAACGCGCTTATGCCCGCGACCTCGTTTTCCATGCTTTCCTCTCTTTATGGTTTTTGTATGTTTCCTATTTTTACTCCTTAATCTTCTACGAGATATGGAAGAACGACTACGCCGCCCCACTTTTCTTGAAACTTTCATTTTATAGCGTTTTTATTACTTTATATAATATAGTAATAAAAAATATAAACGGGCAATATGTTTAATATGAATAGTTGTGTATATAAATTAATTGTTTGTTATGCTGCATCATGTGCGTTTAAACACGAAGAGGAGTAGGGAAGCCAACAAGGTTAGCACCAATACCGAAGCCAGCACCAGTTCTAGCAGAGACTGCCAAGCTGGGAACATACACGTCCAAAATAGCAAACGTGGCAGCAGCAACAAGAGAAATCAACGCAATCTCATCCAATTTGAGAGTGCGAGAAGGAATAGAGTAGGCAACGATAGCTACGCAAAGACCCTCAATTATATACTTAATAAAACGCTTAAAAAGCTCACTAAAATCAAGTGTTCCGTACATATTATAAATATAATGTAGAAAAAAATATTACAGATATGTTATAAATTTATTATATATGTTATAACCAATATTGCTAAATATAATAAGTTTTTATAGTTTAAAATATATTAAACAATTAAACAATTAAACAATTAAACAATTAAACAATTAAACAATTAAACAATAGTTGTGTAAAATAACTTAAAATAATAAAATAATTATATGTATAATATTGTCAGTAAATGTCATTCTCAAATAAGCTACCCGAAGGTGTTACCCCTAAATATTTGCCAGATGGAAAAGAAAATCCTAAATATGTCGACTTATTGGAAGAAGATAAACCAATTGCCGGACAAAAGTTTGTATGCTTGTCCTTTGTATCTCCAGAAAAAATTATAAAAAAAAAAGAGGAATTTTTGTATGAGGAATTTATTAAACAATGGGATTTTAAAAAATCGATGGAAAAGTTTTCACAATTTATAAACTTTATTGCATTCAAATATCCTTCTCTTTCGTTTGATAAACTCATGGCGGATTTTAATGACTTTACAAAAGAAGAAGGTGAATCACTTAAACTTGCCTCTTCCATTAGTGACGATTATAAAACATTCATTGATAACAACGAGGAACAACTTGACCAGAAATTTGGCGAGTTACATCAGTTCCAAACGTCAACACGAGGTATCAAAGTTCGCGGCGTTTTTCCTACACAAGGAGAAGCAGAACTCCGCTGCAAATTGTTGCGCGAGGTTGATCCGAATCATGATATTTACGTTGGGCAAGTTGGTATGTGGGTTCCATTTCATCCGGATGCATATAAGACAGGGCGTGTCGAGTATATGGAAGAGACACTAAATCAGCTCATGGCAGATAAGAAGAAGAACGAGGATATGGCCAAACACGATTTTGAGAAACGTGTCAAGGAAGCAAAACAAAAAGCAATTGAGGAGAATATGAAGAAGGCAGAAGAGTCAGGAAACAAACTTACGCAAACAATTAATGCAGAAGGAGAGCTTGTTGGTGTCGCAAATGTTGGAAATTTTGACGGACTAGATGAAGATGCATCAATAGACGATATTAAGAAGAACATGTTTGAAGCAGAGAATGTCGTGGTTGATAAAAACGGAGACCATGGTCTTTCAAAACTTACGCATTATGATCCGTCTACTATGTCGGTAGAAGATAGTGCGGATAGTAAGTAATACATATCCATAGTATATCATATCATTGGATAACTATAAATATTTTTAGTATTTTTTATCTGTTATTTATTACAGATAACATATACTTGTGTATAATTTTGCCCAATGTTGTATAATTTTAATATTGGTTTTATATATATATTATATTTTCCGTATTAGGAACATAACATAATATACCATACTACAATGACCAAAATAAAATCGTTAACAAAATTCAATATTTTTGGTATATTAAAAAATAAAACATTTAAAAACAATGTGATATTAAAAATACTTTCTATATTATTTATTACTGCATTGTCAATAGTTATACTTTATGCAGTATATTATGGCATGAAAAAAGTTATCTATATGTATCGTCTAAAACATGATTTTTATAAACTACAAAAAATGGGAATTGAAATACAAAATTTCAATCTTTTTTATTGTACTGAATCAAAAAGAAAATGGCCTGCAAATCCCATTAAAATACGAAATAAAAAGAAAACAGAATTTAAAAATAAAAATTCAATTGGGATGATTTCTGACAAATACGTTGTTTTGGATTTTGATATGAAGGACCATTTGCCACAAGCTGATTTTATATTGGATATGATTCCAAAAGACACTGCGTGTGAAAAAACGCCTAATGGATATCATTACTATTTCGAAAATGATACTGGTAAAATAGTAAAAACAAGAATTCAAGTAACTATTAATGATGTAAAATATGCTCTCGATGTGTTGGGAAATGATAGCTTAGTCTTTATGTCTCCTACGTGTATAAATGGTAAAGATTACTATTGGATTAATAGTATTTTTACACATAAGCCTGCAAAACTTTCAGAAAATATGTGGATTTTTGATATCATAAAAGATACAAAACCATTTTATAGAAAATTTGATAGTCTAGATATAAAATTAAATATCACAAATGGACTAATTATCGTTGATAATATTTATATTGAATCGCAAATTCGTTTTGTTTTTGGAAATAAAAAACAATACTCAAAAAAAATAAAATACTTGAATGGGTATGTATACGTATTTGATGATAACTATTATTTTCTAACAAATTCATCATTTAATAAAATAAAAAATAAAACATATTTATTAAATAAAATGCGTGAACTGGTTAAGCTAATCAATCCTTATTGTATAATTGATTTGTCCATAATGAATAGTAATTATTATAAACCAAATAGCGTTCTTCAAGTATCATCTGCAGTCATTGATAATAGTTATAAAAATTATAAAAATATAAATCGCATAGATAACTACGTTGAAATTGATAAAACTCTTACACACAAAACTAAATTTTTAATTCAGGATACAATTACGATTACAAATTTAGTTATAACTGCAAACACAGAAACATCAATATCCAGTCAAATGGTATCAATATCAAATAAAAGTAGTAACATTAGAGTGTTAACTGGTAATGAAAGTATATATATTTCTTTGTTTCTTTCTTCGGAATTTAATATACCAAATGTAACACTTGGTATAATAGAAAAAAAAGATACAGATAACCCTAGAAGCACATTAATTGAAACATCAGATAACATTTTTAATTCTTTTATGACTTCATTTTAAAGCGGCGTGCGTGTGTGCGTGTGTGCGTCTCTGTCTCGGTGTCCGTCCGCATGTATCACCATTTATTTTTTTTCACTTGAATCTTCGGTCCTTGGCCTTTGCGTTTAATACTTGATGGGTCATATTGTTCCTCTTCATCATCCGAATGAATATCTTTCGACATTTCCCAGAACTCTTTTGCTCCCAATTTAAATGGTCCATGTGTTTGTGCTTTATACCAGAATATCTGGTCATGTAGTTTATTTGATTTTGCGTTATTGTTTATCACAAGACATTCAAAATTTTCTGTGCATTGGTCCATGACTTGACAAAAGCTTTCAAATGTCGGAAACATACCCGCATAGTTTTCATATATTCTTTTTCGATTTCCGATGTATGGTTCACGTAGAATAAAAACATAGTCAATATTAGTTCTTAAATTTGGCGGAATACCGAGGGGATACTGCATAGTAATTACAAGCATAATTTTCCAGTGACGTCCGTTCATAAAGAGGAGACGCATCATAACATCCTTTGTCCATTTATTATCAAAGAGACAATCATCCAAAACGACGAATGTTCGTGGGTCAATCGTGCTTCTCTTATATGTCTCAATCTCTTTTTTCATTTGTTTTAAAACTGCTTTTTGTCGTTTTAAAATATTCTCAATAATAGCGGTATTATATGCATCATGGATGAAAAGCTTGGGTACATGTTCACCGAAGAATCCGTTGCCTGCCTCTGTTCCAGATATAACAGTACCAATAGGAATATCTTGGTGATAATACATTAAATCTTTCACTAAAAAACTCTTACCTGTATCACGGCGACCAATAAGAACAATAACGGGGCCTTTATTTTCGTCGGGTCTAAAACTAATCGACCTCATATCAAACTTTGCTAATTCTAAACCAACACTCATTACTATGTTCTATTTATTCTATGTATTTGTAATTGTGTTGTAACTAGTAATATATATTATAATACAATTTAAAAAATATAAAATATATTACGCAATAGATAAACAAATAGATAATAGATATTAT